CTATTTTCTCTGCAAACTGTGTACCAAATCATTATACACATCCGGACGTGCTTCTTTCAGCGCATCCATAAACTCATCCAGCACACGCCACACTCGCCCGGTATCGGCCTTTTTTACAATCTCCAAAAATTCACTCATCCTGTAAACGCTCCAATTTCCGCATTACGCCATTATAAACTTTAGGGTTTGCTACATACAAGGCCGACATAAGCTCATCCAGCACGTTCAGCGCTGCTGCGATGTCTATGTTTGACACAGCCCGTAAAAAGTCACTGCTGCCAACAGCAGCCCTTGTAGACGGCTCTGCCGCTTCGTAGTAGCACACAGGCTCTTGCAATTTTGCTTTCTGCGGAGAATGGGACGCATCTGCAAGACGCTGATTTTTCACAACATACAGCGCTGCCAAATTTTTAACTCTGGTCATGGTGAGTTCGCTGTTTTCGATTTCGGCTATAGCGCCGTCAATCTCTCGCACGTCAACCATAGCCCTTACACCTCACTTTAACCGTTTTGCATCGTGTCAATGCAGCGCTGGATGACTTCCCTGTCTTTGCTGTCAGCCACGCGCATAATATCTTCCATGCGGGAAATCAGTGAATCGCGACCATCGTCCATGCTGTAGTGCCCGCGCACATAATGCGAACCGTGCCGCGCATAGCTACTGCCGCGTCCATAATTGCCGCGCATATTTGCGCTCCAATCACCATCCCGGCTGTAATCTTCGTCGCGGCTGTAACCGCCTTCTTCCAGCATGGTGATTTTGTCGATGTTCTTGATGGTGTCCGTGAGCTTATGCACCGTTTCAAGGTCGCCCGCGCTCATTTCTCCCTTTTTTCCGATTTCGTCAAGCTCACTGCACAGCATATCTTTCAGATCATACAAGGTTTTCATACTCATTTTCATTCTCCTTTCAGCCGACGCGCTCGGCAATGAGATTCGAGTTTGCAAAAAGCACCGCCTGTGCGCTCGTGTTCTTTGCGGCAACCGTCACGCAGCAACCGCGCGGAACATCCACAAACGCCGCCACAAACACGTTAAAGTAATTCTCCACTGCTGCGGGCGTAACCGTTGCAGTGGCGCTTACAAGAGGCTCTCCGTTGATTGTCAGCGCTGAAGTGATGGCGCCGACAGTGCCGCCCGTGGGAATCGCAATGTTCGCGCCAAAGCTCACCTTATAACGCGCCTTGCACTGGTTCGTGATGCCGCGCAAGGTGACGATGCCCGCGCCCTCACGATGCACAATGCAGCTTTTTCCGCAGACTGCCGTTTCGGTAAGCGGCACATTTTGCCCTGCGGCAACGTTCACGATACTTGAATTCGTAAATTCAGCCATAAAATCAATCCTTTCCTATAAATATAGCGGCGGGACTGTTGCCCCGCCGCTTTTTTTTGCAAAATCAGCTGTCGGGCTGAACAGCCTACTATATATAAGTAGGCAGTTGCTTACATTTTGTTAGCAGCCGCACCCGCCGCAGCCGGTGCCGCAGTTACCGTACTGGTAAGGTGCAGGAACCGGAAAAGCGGGAACAGGGCGCGGGTTGTAGTATGCCAGCTGACCACTCATGTATGCCTTGAGGGTCTCGTTCTGCGCTGCCTGACTTGCCGCAAGCTGTGCGGCAAAAAGCTGCTGGTTCTGCTCGGCAATCTTGGCATCCTTGGCCTCGATGCGCTGAGCGGTCAAAGCATCAAGCACCGCACGCGCATTGGCGTTCTGGTTTTCGATGATGTCCCGAGTGCCGTTCTGAATGGTCTGGCGAGTATCGCAAGCCTGCGTAGCAAGGTTGTAGTTTACGCCCTGAATCGCCTCGCGGGTCTCGCAGCAACAATTAGCCTGCTGCATCTGCATGGCAAAAAGTTGCTGCATAAATGCGGCCTGCTGGTTTGCGCGGCTGATTTCAGCCGACATAAAGCCCTGCTGCATAGCATTCTGCACGCCGTTGACAAGCTGCGCCTGAGCATAGAAGCCGTCACACAGGCCGTTGTTCACGACGTCGATTTTGCGTTCGATGTTGGCAAAGTCGCTGGTGAGAATGTAACCATCGACAGCGCCAGCACCATTACCGCCGCCAAATCCGTTGTTGCCCCAGTTACCGCCCCAGCCGCAAAAAACGAAGAGGAAGAGAATAATAATATACAGCAAACCATCGCCGCCAAAGCCCCAGCCGTTGCCATTGCCCGTATTTGCGGGCTGAACAGGCATTGTCATAACAGTGCCGTCCGAAGAAAGACTCATGTTTAACTCCTTTCAAAAGTTGAATGTATTGTTCACCGTGCGCACGGGTTGAACCTATTTTAAAAAGCTCTGAAACTGCTGCGCCATCGCTTGCAGCTGGTTTAGCTGCTGCTGGCTCATTTTGCCAGATTGCAGCAATTTTTGAACTTCTTGCTTCGGGTCGCCTTGAAAATTTTGTCGGAACTGCTGAAACTGCTGCATCATTTGCTGAAATTGTCCCATTGCGCCCGGCATTTTGCCGCCGCCAAGAGCGTTAAACAGAGGGTTGCTCATTGTCTGCCTCCTTTTTCTTGCGCGTTAAAAGTTTATCTGCCGCCAGCGCGTCAAAGCGGGCTGTCAGTGCGTTGAACTCTTGCCGTGTGACATATTCCTCTTTCGGTTTTTGCGCGGTCTGTGCGGGCTGTTTCTGGCTTGCCGTGCGTTCCGAGTAGTCAAAAACACGCAATGGCTGCGGCATACCGCTGGCATCGGTGGCCTTAATGTAAAATGTACTGTTTTCGCTGTCCATCAGCAGTACGCTGTTCCCTGCCGCCACCATATACGCTTTGGCTCCCTCTTCTCCTTGCACCCAGATAATAGGCGAGCTTTGCTGTGCCGGTTGCTGCTGCGGATATGCCGCCTGTCGGAGCTGTGCGAGTTGATCGGGCATGGCCGACGGCATCTGCTGCCCCATTGGATAATAGTTCGGCATATAGCCGGGCTGATACGGTACGCCAAACGCCATAGTCAATCATCCTTTCTGCCAGTAGTACAGCGGCACTTCATCTCCGCTGTCCCATGTATCCAGCCAATCCCCATTCTGCACGCACACAACATGCGTAGCCATTGCCAAAATATACGTTCCGTCCGAGTGGTCTTTTGCAAACTGCGCCACTGTGTAACAATCCGGGCAGCTGTTTGGCAACGTGTAGCGCTTCCACCCACATCGCCGCAGATAACTGCCCCAGACATAGTTTGCAGACGGCATATCATGAAGTTCAAATCCTGCCAACACAAGCGCCGCATATACAGTCGCCCACTCTTGATGCGTTGCGGCTGCAATGGCTCTGACTGTACAATCTCCAACGCGCTTTTGTTCCGGGTTTAGGTTGATTTGCTTGTATGCCATCCGAACCGCTCCTTTTATCTAAATTGTACAAAAAAAGACGGCACAACGTAGGCCAGTAAAGTGCCAACATTGTTCCGTTTTTGGGACAAAATAAAAATGGCGCGGCCACAAAAGCAGCCGCGCCATTTAAATCAGCCTATTTTGTTTTTGATGCTGTGTACGCGCCGTTTTACCGTGCGCTCGCTGCAATTCAGTTCTGCCGCAATATCAGCATTGCGCCAGCCGCGCCGCCGAAGCTGCAAAACATCCGTTTCTTCATCGGTCAGCAAACCGCCGACAAAATCAAACTTTGGCATGATTACTCATCCTTCTTGTTCTTGCTTTCGGTCTGTGTTCCAAAATAAAAGGCCACGACCATTGTCACAATAGTCATCACTGTGTCCGGCTGCAGGCCGCCCCGCAATGCCATTACGGCAAAAACCGCAACCACCACAAGCGTTACAATAGTTTTTACCTTGATAAGAGCTGCCAGATTTTTCAAAAAATCGCCCATAGATATGCACCTTCTTTTAGCCGATCAGATGCTTCTGCAAGTCTTTCTTTGCTTTCTGCATCTGGTCAATGTTGTTTCCGTCAAGGTTGTGGTCAAGCAGGGCAAGCAGCGCCTGCATGGTCACGCGCTGCCCCTCGTCCATGCGGTCAAGCCGCAATTTGTCGCTTTTCAAGAATCCCTCCATAGCGTTCACTCGCGCTTCTAACTTGGTAATGCGGTTGTCTTGGTCGGCCTTCGGCTTTTTTATGGCAGTGATTACTTTGCTGATAGCCACGCCCCCGGCATACAGACCAGCAGCAGCACCTGCCGCGTAAATCAAAAAAGCCCAGGCCTCCGCAAGCGTAAACGAAAATACATGCTGCATCGGCATCACACCTCCGCCCATTCAGATTTGTACAGCCCGGCATCGGTCAGCCCGCGGCTCTGGCACACGGCAAAGACGGCGTCTGCATCGCCCTGCGACACCGGCCCAACGGTAATCACTTGCATCTTTGTATCGCTCTGCCAGCTTTTAATCAGGCGGTTAAAGTCCGTGTCTTTGGCAATGCCGTCTACCTTACCCTGCCCGTACTGGTGCAGATGGCGCGGCAGGTTCGTGTCGTAGTTTTTGCGGGAATCTGCCAGCCAGCCAATATAACCGTTCTCAAGCACAAGGGCAGAATACTCAATGCAGTTGTAGGCAAAGTTGGTGAATGTGTACAACCCGGGCAGATACCCCAGCTCCCGCACACGCTCGCAAAACGCTTTTGCCGCTGCCGTGCGTGCCGCCTTGTCAATGCCGTCCGCGCGGCCCTTGTGGTTTTCCTCGCTGCTGTACTCCGCATCAAAAAACAGCGGCAGTCCCTTGCCGCGCCCGTTCAGCCACTCCACCGCGTACTCAGCTTCTTCTCTGCCTTCCTCTGCGTTCACGGCCTGTGAGAAGAAATAGAATCCCGCAAGCTTGCTGTTTGCCAGCGCGCCGGAAACGTTCGCCTCAAACTTGTCATCCAGTGCAAGTGCGCCGTTGCCATAGCCGCGATACCCGATGCGGATAAACGCCTTGTACGGCATCTTCTCCCAGTCAATGTCTTTCTGCCACTTGGATACGTCAATGTAGTCAGGCTTGTCTGCATCCGTCTTGCTGTCGGAACTCTCCCCATATGTCCCCACTGCATTGTCACAGCACGCGTATGCAATCGGGTCAAGGCCCTTTCCGGTGGCCGTTGCCCGCACCTCAAAGTGGCAGTGCTCGTAGGGCGGGTCTGCGAGGGCCGCGTTGCCGGTGTTGCCCATAACGCCCAGCGCGTCCCCGCTGGCCACCCGCTGCCCGGCCTTGACCAGCAGCCGTGCGCAGTGGGCAAAGTAGAGAAAATTCACCGCATCCGGGGTCTGCGCGCGATCAAGCTGCACGCAGACATAATAGCCCCACTCCCATGTCTTGTCGCTCTTGTCGGTTACGATCCGGGCACGGGTTACAGTGCCGCTGATGCTTTTGCCTTTGTAGGTCGGCATATAGATGGTCTTGTCATCCAGTGCCTCAAGGTCGATGCCGCCGTGCCATGTCTTGCCACCGCCCCGGGTGTAGCCGTACCGGGCGTAGTTGTACCGCACCCGGAACCGGCCCTTGTAAATGCTTGTCATGTATCTACCTCCTCGCTCATTCCTCAACCGGCGGCGTGGGCCACTCCACCGCGTAGGGGAAGCCGGCCTGCTCGGGCACATCGCGCAGTGCCTGCCGGTAGGCCTTCCAGTCGGCCTTCACCGTCTTGGCGTCCGTCAACACCGTCCAGTCAGTGGCGTCAATCAGCTTGTCCCTCTCTGCACGCACAGCAGCCGCAGCGGCATTGTAGTCGTGCTGCCTGACCAGCGCGGCCCACGCATCCGGGTTGGTGCTGATGCCGCCTGCGGGCAGCGCTGTGACCATCTCATAGGTCGTATACTGCCAGCCGTGCCGGGGCGTGTCCATATTGGACACAGCCTCGCAGGTGACTTCCTGCTCATCCTCATACAGCCGTATGAGCGTTGCTCCACCAGGAAGCGGCTCGCACTCAAAGCGATCGCGCCGCTCTGCGCACTCAGTTTTAACCATGTGTAATCACTCTCCTTATGTTTTTGCAGCCTGTCAATATCGGTCAGTTTTGTGGGGGCCTTGCGGTCCCCGAACCCCCGCTTAACCGGGGATAGAAAGGTCCGCCGAAGCGATCCAGCTGGACAACGAGTCATCGCCGTAGAGGTCGACGTAGAACACGCCGTCTCGATCCTTGGTGCCGGAGCGGCCGCCGCGCCGCACGATGCAGGTGCCTCTATTGTTGATGTAGAAATAGTCAGCCAGATAGGTGGACGAACTGCCGCCGACCTCTTTGGTGATTTGCAGCTGGGGAACGCGCTCATCCGCCTGGAGGTTCTTTGCCCAGCCCTCACCGGGCAGGGTCAGCGTATCCAGCTTGATGTAGTCGTTGGCGCTGCTCCACTGGTACTTTGTGGGGTCATCGCAGTAGTACGGTACGCCATCGATCAGCTTCCAGTCGCACTCAAAGTGCCACTGGTTGCCGTAGAGAGGGTTTTCCACACCGTAGAACACAAAGCTGTGCTTGCCGTCCGTATTGCTCACAGGGCTGCCGCAGGTGGAGAGTACACTGTTGGCCGTGCCGGTGCTCTGCATGATGCGCCAGATTTTGTGATCGGTGGTCGTGGTCACAGGGTCGCCGGTGAAGCTGGCCTTCACATTGGCAGTGTCGCCCTCAATGGCCTCGATGGCGGTCACGATACGCCGATTTGCTACGCTCTCGTTCTCGCCGCCGGTGCCGATCGAGATAGTCATGCCGACCTCCAGCACATCCTTGCCAACGGTCACTGCCGCCTCGCTGGTACGCGCGCCGGTAACGGCCACATCCGTGGCGTACAGGTTGGAAACACCGCGGATCTTCTCCTGCGTGTTCCGCGTACCATACACAACGATCATCAGGTAGGCCAGCACCTCAAAGTCGGCGCTCGTGTTGATGCAGTACGTCTCGCCCCACAGCCGTGCCGCAGCCAAGAACTGCGAGATCGTCTTGTTGCCGGTGCTGACAACGCCCGCGATGCTGTGCAGCTTGCCGTCCGCACCGATGCTGCCGGGGAAGGCGGGCAGGTAGCACTTCTGCTTGAGGGAGCCGTCCGCGTTCTGAAACTTCTTCGGTGCGCGAAATCCCGGCATCGGCACTGCCGACACGCGCGGATTGACATCTAACATGCCGGAGACATAGAACAGCGGCACCTCAATCAGCACCTCGCCGTTCGTGCCATCCTCAATGTAGCCGGGCTGGCCTTTGTAGGCGTTGACCGTGACCGTGCCGTCCGCGGTGAGCGTGCAGCAGCAACGCCGCATGCCCGCCCAAGGATAGACGCCGTCAAAGTCGTTCTGCCCTGCCACCGTATCCGTGCCCGGCGTAAAGACAAAATTTTTCGCCGCGCCGGTGCGTGTGCCAGCAGAGGTCGAGCCGCTGAACTCCACCCCATAGTAGGACACAGAGCCCACGATCTCGGCTGCCTCTTTGGCCGAAGCCGCCGCAGCAGTCTTGCTCTCATCAGCTGCGGTTGCCGCATTGTCCGCAGTCTTAGCCGCAGCAGCTGCATCATCCGCCGACTTTTTAGCCGCCGCCGCGCTGTCGGCCGCGGCAGTGGCAGAATCGGCAGCCTTTTTGGCCTCGCTCTCCGCGTTGCCCTGTGCAGTCAGTGCAGCCTTAGCCGCAGCCTGCGCATCATCGCTGGCCGCCTCTGCCGCTTCTTTGGCAGCAAGCGCGGCCTTTGCATACGGCCCGGCCTTGGCAGCATCTGCCGCCGCATTTTCCGCCGCCTGTTGAGCTTTATTTGCGCTTGCTTTAGCTTGCATAGTTGCTTCAAGCACCTGCGCCGCCAGCTCGGGCGTCGGCTCTGCATCCGCGCCGCCGTATACGCCCGCTTGCTCAAGGATAAGATACTCCACATTACAACTTGCCCGCTGCACGCCGGATGCCAGCCCTGCCAGCACAAGCACGCCATCCTTGGCCTCTTTCGTCACCTCGGGCGGCACATCCATGGCATCCCCATCCAGCAGGGCCACGCGCAGCGGCTCTTCCCGCCCGGGGATGTGCCACGTTGCGGTGAGATTCAGCCCGTCCCACCCGGCCCCGCGCTCAATCTTGATACTCTCCGTGCCAAAGCTGGAATTAGTCCCCAGCACCAGCTTTCGCGGAATTGGGGTGTAGTTGTCCAGCCTCAAAGTATGTACCATGATCTCCCCCCCTTAACAGTACAACAGTTTCTCGGCGTTGATTACGATTGGTTCTTTCATGGTTTCGCCCTCATCTCATGCGGAAGCAATAAACCCCGGCACTTAATGTATAAACAACTCCCGGGTCGTGATTTGTTTTGTGAAGAATGTCATATAAGTAAGTAAGTGGCGTTATCTTTGCCGTACCGTTTCCTTCATAGGCTTCAATATTCAGCATATTGGCATTGCAGACATTTGTAACTGCATTAACATTTCCGGCCCCGCTATAATGCGCCAGAAAGCCGGGTTCCGGAATGCCTTGCGCAACCAACATTGCCGCGTACTCCGGAATAGGGTTTCCGTAGCCGGTCTGATACTGTATAACCAAATATAAATATTTGTCTTTTGTCCATGTTGCCGCCTTTACAAGACCACTCCCGTCATGGTATCCAGCAGGGACTGTATAAGTGTCTCCGGGATTGATGGATGCATTTACTGCCCCATTGTTTGGCATCGTACCTTTTTGCAGTGCCTTGCTGCCCGCGTAAAATTTCTGCCCATCCAGCACCTGTGCCGCGCTGGCGGTGGCCTGTGCCAGCCTTGCATTGGATAATCCACCGCCGCCGTTAAAATCCAGCCGCGTGCCGTCAAAGGTAAACAGCACCCAGCGCCCGGCCACGATGCAGTCCCCGTCCGCCGCGTCCGCCCCGCAATACGCAGGCACGGCCACACCGTTGACCGTCCATGTATCGCCCGCACTCCACGCCGCCGGGACCTTAAACCGCCCCACCGCGCCCTCGCCCGTCAGCGCATACACGCTGCCGCTCTTGCTGCACTCATATTCCTGCACGCAGATATTCACCCCGTCACCAGACGGGTCATACTGCGCCTTTGTCATCATTGCTGTGCCACCGTGCAGTTGCGCCAGCTCGGTCTTTACCTTTTCCAGCAATGAGGAAAACTGCGCCTGCATGGTGGTAGTATCAACGCTAACCCAGTCCGTAACAAGCCCACACACATCGGGGTCAAGCCGTTCGTCCGTGATATTATCCGCAGAAATGCTGCTTGCTGCCACTGCAACATAAATACGCGCAAGAGAGATTTGCCGCTTCAAAGTGTTGTTTGTAAGTCCCGGGGCGGTAGGTGTATTATTTGGCGTACCTTTTAGTACTTCAATGCGCGGCTTTGACGCATAATCCACCGTGTCCCAGCTAACAACAATCCTGTCAACACGTGGCAGAATGGCATCTGGCAGCGGGATTGTCAGCTGCAACTCGCTTCCAGTCTGTTCTTTTGTATCATTCCAAAAAACTGTGCCGTCCGCTTTGTCGTTCGCCAGCCAGCCCACGCCATCTGAAACGCTTACCGTCATATCACCGTTTGCGGTAACACTCAAATTGCCATCTGCGCCAAAAACGCCGCTGGAACGCCCATGCAGCCATTTCATCACATTTTCGGCTCCGATGTATTCATCCACGTTATTCGGAAAATTTTTAATTTCTGCCACTTTATCACCTCAAAACTGTTAAAATCGGGTCGCCAATAACCAGCTTGACGCTTGATCCGTTTGCATCCTGTAAATACTTTGCCGCCGTGATTCTTGCCTTGTACTTTACACCCAGTCGCAAAGAAACGCACCAAACCAAATCGCCAACATTGTATGCCGTGCCAAGCTCGTCACCGTCCGCGTCAATCGAAAAGCCGTTGCGGTTCAGGTGACTGCCCAACTGTAAAGCGGCGTACTGCTTTACGCGGCTTTCAAAATCCGCGTTACTTTCATCATCTTGCTGGCTGTCGCCGCTGAAACTTGCCCATAGTTCCCGCCGCTCGTTGTCACTGGCCGTGCCAGCCTTTACAACGAAGCTTGTTCCGTCCTTATATTTGGCTTCGCAGTAACACACGTTTTTGTATTCAGAAATGTCCTTGTCAACTACAAGTCCGGGCGCTGTGCCGCGTTCTTGAACAAACAAAACTGCGGTCAGCCCCTCTGTGCGGTCAATACCTTTGTATACCTCAAACGTCTGGGTCTTGGCCCGATAGTCAAAAACAATACGGTTACCAAGGCCGGCGTCCGTCAAAACGGGAATTATCTTTTTTAAAAGTTCCTCGCCGTATACCTCTGTCGCGGGCACGGTTTCAGGCAGGCCCTTACCAGCAGCCAGCAGCACCGGAAGCCCCCGCAGGTTGTTGCGTACAATTTTGTAAACATCAGTCTCCACATTCACAACGCTGGCCGATTCTGCCACTATGCGCCGATTCAGTCGGTTGTTCAAGCTGTAGCCGTTCAGCGTGATTTCTCCGTTGTCGCTGTCAAACTGTACCTCTGCTACTTCGTAAGCTAATCTACGCTCTACGATGTACAAAACTGCGTCCAGTTCTACAATAGAGATACTGTAATCGTCCATCGGTAGAACCAACGTGAATTTTCCTACATCGTTATAATAATCCGAAAACTCGCTGCTGATGGCGTGGGTAATTTCGTGTCGGTTGCTAAGGTCATGGGAGAAAAGCTCTAATCTCATATTACCGTTACACCCGCACTTTCTTCCGCAAACGAAACACTCATTTCAACGTTTTCAAGCCCGCTGTCCGCAGTAGGTTTCCACGCATTATCGCCCGTATGAATTCTGTACAGTGTACTTTCAAGCGTAAGTGCGCCCCGACAGTCACCGTCCTTAGAGCTTGTGACCGTTGTCTTTCCGTGCGATGTCTTGATAACGACACGCTCATCTTCCACAAGCGTTTTTTCAAGCCGCAGCACTTCACCTGTCAGCATGTTTTCAATGCCTACGTTTGTTGCCGTCTCGCCAATGCAATTGATTTCCAACCTAAACGGCACATCAAACTGACCAAAATTCTGCAAAACAATGTATTTCAGCACAATGACTTTTCCGAAATAATACGTTTTGCTGATATTCCATGGGAATTTAAAACCTTTTTGCACGCCGCGCAGCTGCATTGCCTTTCGTTCGCCGCTTTCCCAATACGGGTAGGGGGCAAGCAGACCAAGCTGAAACGGCGCACCGCGTTTTGATGCGCCAATAGTAGGCGATGCCGTTACAACAACGTCTATGTGCCATTCTCCGGCATATAGCACCCCTGTCAAGTCAGGCCGTACAACGGTCGCAAGCGCATCTTTAAGCGATTGTGCGTTGTCTCCGATAACTCTGCCATTGATGGTAATAGGCCGCGTCTGAATGGCCTTAGATTGCACAGTAGCGCCTACCTGACCGATGCCTTGCGCCGTGTTGGCAGTGACCGAAATTGTATCAATGCCATCTGGCTTGCTGATAAGATAACCATGCGCGTAGTCAAACACAATAGACTGCCCCAGCGAGTTGACGTACTTGAAAGTCTTGCTTAAAAAACTCATAACGCCCACCTCGCCCGCTGGAAATACGCCGCTGTGCTTGCTGCCAGTTCAACCGGTGTCTGCTTTGCCGCGTAAATTGTCTGATTAACTGTAAAGCTGCCACCGCCGCTATTGCCGCGCCGGTAAGCATCCGCTTCATCGGCAGTCAGCACCATCTCGCCGCGATGCAGGTTGACAACATAATTGTTATACGGAACGAAATCAAGGCCGCCTGCACGACCACCGGTTGTGCCACTACTGTTGACATCTACATTAACAGAGCGGTTCCCGAACAGGCTGTCCCACAAACCATTGAACCAGCTGACAAGGCCGTTCCAAGCTGCAGAAATGCCGTCAATAATGCCATCAATGACCGCGTTGCCCATCTGCATTGCGCCTTCTACAATGTCCGGCAAATGCTCTATAAAGTAGGTCAGCAGGGTTTCCACGATAGATGCAGCGGCAATCATAATGTCCGGCAAGTGTTCCGAAACGCCCTCTACAAACGCAATAAGCATTTGTCCGGCAGTGTCAAGCATCTGCGGCAAGTTTTCATTTAGCTTTGAAACCAGCGTCAAGACGATTTGCAAGGCAGATTGTGCAACGGTTGGCAGCATTTGATAGATGCCGTTTCCCAGCACGGTTATAATCTGAATTGCCGAATCAATAAGTTGCGCCGCGTTTGCGCTGATTCCCGTCACAAGAGTCTGCACGATGTTCACGGCAGACTGCGCCAGATGCGGCAAAACAGTTTCAATCAAGCCGGGCAACTCTGCCATGATGGGAGGGACAAGGCTCTCTATCAGCTTAGCAGCGCCGTTTAGGGCAACTTCTATGCGAGGGATGATGTTACTTGCCGCTGTAGTTGCGCTATCCACAAAGTTGCTGATAAGCTGCTCAAAATTGGCATTATCGTCCGCAACACCTGTGACAAGGTTTGCCCATGCGGCTTTTGCGGCGCTCAAGCTGCCAGAAATCGTGGTAGACGCTTCTTTTGCCGTTGTGCCTGTGATGTCGTACTCCGTCTGAATATCATGGATTGCAAGGATAATGTCCGAAAAGCTGTCAATGCTGTAATCTGTGTATTTACCCTGTGCCGCATTGAGCTTGTTTGCATCATCTAGCAAGCGCTCCATTTCTTCTTTAGTGCCGCCATAGCCCAATTTCAGGTTGTCCAATAACTGGAATTGTCCCTTTGCAAAGCCATTGTATGCGTCTTGTACGCTATCGGCGGAGCTGCCGAATTTGTTCCAGTTGTCGGCCATGTCAGATACAGCCATATTAGACAATTCCGCTGCCTGTTCCGTATCTCCGCCCAGACTGGACACAAGCGCAGCTGCATAAGATGTTGCTGTCGTCATGTACTCATTGGCCGTCATGCCAGACGTTTTATAGGCATCGGCCGCATACCGCTGCACTTTGGCTGCGCTGTCTTTGTACAGCGTTTCCACGCCGCCTACAAGCTGCTCATAGTCCGCATAGCTGTTTATCGCAAGCGTTGTAAGCGCCGATACTGCCGCCGCGCCCGCTGTGGTAGCGGCAACGGATACTTTCGCAACGTTCGTAGCAACGTTAAAGATGCCTTTTCCAACTGTTGAAGCGGCTGAACCAACCTTTCCGAACAGTCCCGTTAATCCGCTTGCGCTGCTTTTCGCATTTTTCAAGCCTTTCTCGTATTCGCTGGAATCCAGCGAAATTTTTGCAAAAAGGTCAAATACGTCCACTTACTCGCTCACCTCCTGCCGTTCTTTTGTTTTCAACCCATGCCGCGCCGCAAAATCTTTAAAATCCGCCTGCACCTGTTCCGGTGTCCGCGTATCCACTTTGGGCGGGTGGATAATGTCAATATATCTCGCTGGCCTGTCCTTTACGCCTGTTACCGCTACCACAAGGCTCCATGCGCTGTCGGTCATGTACACCCTGTAAAGCTGTTCTTCAAAATCAGCTTTTAAAGCGTAAGGCAGCGCCGACACAAGCGCCTTTGCGCTCAGTTTCGGCATTTTCAGCAGTACAGGGATTACTTGTTCTGCCCGCCACCGAGATACGATTTGAAAAAATCAACAAAACCCTTATCGCTCAGCAGGTCGGCAGCTTGCTTGCAGGTGATAAGGAAATTCTGTTTGCCGATTTCTTCCACCGTCAGGCCGTTGAACGGTGCAAGGATTTCGTACACATCCTCGCGGTGCTGTTTCAACGCAATATTCAGCAGCTTAACGATTTTCGCAAGGCCGAAACGCTGCATCGCAATGCGGGTCGTTTCACCCTTCGGCATGGCTTTCTGCATCTCTTTCACAAGCGCTTCATCATCGATCAGGTTTGTGATGGGCTGCGCGATTTGCAGAACGACTTCCAGTGCTTCGTCAGTGCTAAGTTCAGAAAAAATCCGCATTACGCTTCATCCTCTCCGGCCTTGATATACACCTCGCACGGCACAGTGTCCTGCGCGGTAATGGAGTAGTGCGCCGTGTATTCAAAGCTCATTTGGCCTTTTCCCTTGTCACCCGTCTGCAAGCTGAAACCGCCGGTAGACAGCGTATTCAGCATGTGAATGGCGCAGAAACCGCCATTCGTAGTGCCGTGCTTGTCGGAATAGTCGCAAAGCAGCCACAAATCCGTAAAGTCACTGTCTTTCAGGTCGTTGCGCGGCGTGATTTTGGAAACTTTGGAAGTGGTCGTAACATCCGCAGCGCCAAGCATGCTCTTGGCATTCTCTGCCGATGCCGAAACATAAGTGCCGCTGCACTTGACTTCCCACGATTCAATCTGCTTCAGTTCTTTCATGTTCTTGGGGCAGTTGTCGATATCCTCGCCGAAGTCGGTAAAGCTCGGCACAGCCGTAAAGTTGATGCCGCCGGTCGTAGCGCCCAGCAGCGCACTTTCTTCCGGCGCAGTACCGGCAGCCGGGTCAAACGTAGTTGCAAGATAACCCGCGTTCAAGACAAGTTCCTTAAACGCAGATTCAGGAATACGAGTAAATTTCATGCTTTCACCTCAATTTAGGCATAAAAATTCGGCGGTCACGTTGATGTACCGCCGTTTTAGGTTTTTGTCTGTGTCATCTGCCAGCGATTGACAGAACGGGGAGCCGCGTTTTAACCAAATAAAACCGCCATCTACCGGTAGCGTCACGCCGCCAATGCCCAGCGCGTCCGAAAGCTCAAGCGCTTTTGCATTGGGCACCGCCTCGCTCGTGGTATGGAACCACATGTTGACCGTCAGCGATACCGCCCCGCCGCCCCATGCGTCAAACACAGCATCATAGGTCAGGTATGGGAGTACAGCGTCATCCGGCACGGCGTTGCTTGCGTAAGCGGTCATAAACCGTCCGAAAAACTGCTGTAATGCAGCGCCTTTTGTCATGTAAGCAATCCCTCCCACAATCGTTCAGCCGTAAAACTTTTTAGTCCGTTCAGCATCGGGGAAGCACTTGCAGGGGCTTGCTTTTCTTCCGGGCGGCTTGTGACCCGGAAATATGCCCCGGTAGTCAAGTCCTTGTACACGCTGCCGTACTCGATGGGAACATCTTTCCGCACAACGCCGGTATATACGCTGGTCACGCCCTCTGCTTCTGCACGGCGAGCCTCCAAACTGCTATCCAGCGAAACGAAATTGTCAAACTCCGCGCCCTCTCTCCACTCGGTAGCATAGCCGCCTTCTCCGTCAGGCTTTGTCAGCTTGTCCATGATGATGCAGCTATGCGAAAAATCATCAAGCAAGCTCATAATGATACCTCACTTCACCGTTTGGCTCTCTATCGGAAATAACGCGGGCATTGTTTGCGTTCACAAACATTTCGACAATTTTTAAGCATCCCTCAGCTGTAGATTTGTCAATGTTCATGCTGAGATTTACAGTAACATCGACGTCGAGTTTATCGGTTCTCATTACAGTTTCCTCCACTTGTTCAGCCGAGAAGCAAACACGCCCTGCCAGCCCGTCACAGAGCCGCCAGAATTGCCGTTTGCGCTCGATTTGGTGTAACTGTACCCAGCAAAGCTCTCACTCTGGAATGGGCTGTTTGCGGCGTTCTCGTACTGCTTGCGCCACGCCTTGATTTCTTCCTCAAGGTGCAGAAATTCGGCAGGAACGGCCATGGCCCAGACAGCTCCGTCAAAGGTTTCATCCCTAAGCGCACAGTCGCCGTACTGGTAAACGCCGTCATTTAGAACGCTGCCCACAATGCGGAAATACTGTCCGGCACGCAAAAAAGGCAGCGCAATGCTGCCGCCCTTGATGGTGTATGTGTCCGGGTGGACGCCGCCGGGAATAAAGAAGTAATTTCGACATTCCCTCATCAATTCCTCAAGCATTGTGCTGCCTCCTATTACTTAACTTCTTTCTGGGTGTTCACGGCTGCCTGCGTTGCGGGCTGCACGGTAATAACAGCAATTCCGTCAAGATACTCAGCCCACAGAGCCATACCCATAAGGGCAAAGCTCTCGCCGACTGCCGTACCGTAGTTGCCCTGTGCGTGGAAACCAATCAGATTGGTTTCGCCCTTGACGGTGTAGGACAGACCCAGACGAGCGAACTCGCTATCACCGGGGTCAATGTAGTACAGGTCGATGTTCTCAACCGGGGTGGCGATAATCTTGTTGCGCGCAATCTGGGTCTCAGGCAGCAGAAACAGGGTGCTATAGCCCATGAAATTTTTGATGTAGGTCAGGCCGAAAGCGTTCTGAACGGTAATGTTTGCAGTACCCAGATAGTCATAAGCATCCAAAATGTTGGCAAAGCCTACGACTTCAGTCACATCCTTCTGCATTTTGGCGAACTTGTTCAGCACTTCTCCCTGCGCTTTTGCAAGGCCGGCCTGCCAAGAATCGGCAGTTCCAGTCAGAGAGCCGGTGTTGAGGAAGGTGTAGAACTTGGACAGGACGGCGTTCTGCAGCTTGGTGAGGAAAGCATCGTCGGATTTCTGCACAGCGATTGCAGCGCCGTACTTGGACACGTCCTCAACAGGAACTGCCTTTGCATACTTTTCGATCGTCAGGTCTTCCTTTGTGCTCTGCGTGATGGTGGCCTTGCTGTAAGGGATAACTGCGCCGGGGGCAACCTTGCCATTTTCCAGTTCTATGCTGGCGGTGTAGGAAATCAGAGAAGTGCCGGGGGCTTTGCGGATGGGACGCATAACGCCCAGAATCTGCTCCAGAGCGTCCCAGTTGTCCGAAAAACGGGTCACGAAATCAACCTCGCGGGCGGTCACGCTGGCATAAACGTTCGGCAGAGAATCGCGGGGGGTGGTCAGAGTTTCAAGTTTAGTTGCAGCCATATTTAGGCTCCTTTCATTCGGTAGTGTTGTTAAGGTTTTCCTCGATGGCCTTCAAGCGGGATTCATAGTCCAGCACATAATGGCCTTTTTCGTCCTTTTTGTAGATGTCAGCCATCGAAAGTTTTGCGCCGCCGCTGTTGGCGGGCGGGTTTGGGGTGTTGGCTCCCTGCGTGCTGGTCGTGGTGATGTACTCGCCATAGCCGTCTTTCAGGCTCTTTTCAAGTTTGGCGGCATCCTTGACAGTGCCGTCTTCATCCAGTTCCAGCTTGTCCAGCAAGCCGTCAGCCTTTGCCAGTTTCGCCACGCTTTGGACGCGCTTGTCAGATACACCGATTTTTTGCAGCAAAGCACCCAACGCCTTTTCTTTGGCGGTGGTTGCTTTCTCGGCATCGACAGCCTTTTTGTAATCCTCGAAAGCCTTGTGTTCGCTTTCGTATTTGGATTTGTAGCCGTCATCGCCTTTGCCCTTGATATCGTCCAGTTCCTTTTGGACGGCGGGCAGCTTTTCCGCGTCGGCCTTATAGCGGTCAATGTCCGCTTTCAAACCGTTTACGGTGTCAGTATGGGCTTCAATAATGGTGTCCTGCTGCTCTTCGGTCAGCCCCATACCTTTCAGCAGCTTGCGGGTAATTGCCATGTTGTTTTGCTCCTTTTCTTCGGTGCCGGTCCTTCGGCATTAGCATTTATTCAAAACAGCAGTTCTTCGCTGTTTTTGCGTATAAAAATAGCACCTGCCGCAAGTGCGGTAGATGCTAATAAAAAGAGCCGAGAGGCTTATTTGCCTTTCAGCTCTGCTTCGATGATTCTTTTGTACTGTTCGCCGTGCTCTGCAACGGCAGGCTTGATAAAAGGCTTTGCCCGTTGGCCGTGCGTCAAATGCCAATCGCCTTTTGCATCTTGGTACACCCACGGCGTTTGTCTACCGCCCGGATAGTAAATACCAGTACCGCACTCAACATACACGCCGTATTCGCTGTTTGTGCCCACGTAGGCAGCCCGTTCGCCGCTGTCTGCTACTGTATGAGTAATGCTGTTGCGCAGGTTGCCAGTGTCCACGGGGCATAGCTTTTTTGCGTACCCCTCGCCCACAAGCCCGCATTTTTCCAACGCCCGCTGGCAAGCGGATTCCAGAGCTTCCAATACCTCGTCACTGTGGTCTTCAAGTGTGATTTTCATTGCGCATCAATCCTCTTCAAGTGCTTTGTAAAACGCCTCATAGGATTCCTTTGCTTTTGGTGGCGCGTCACTTGTCAGTACATACTTTTTGACCGATGCGTCAAATCTGAACCATTCTTCATTTTCCATAAAATAGGGCATATCTTGGAACATATTACGCCTTTCCGAAATATTTTTTTATTATATTGGAAACCGCCAAAGAATATTCGCTCGGATTTGTGCCGACTTCCGCATCGGCAAAGCATTCCGCAACAAATTCATCCGCATTTGTCAGAGAGTAATCACTGATTTTAATGCTGTCGTATTTCTTTTTTGCTGTCGCAATTGCTTCTCTGTCTGCGTCAGTCACTTCACCTGTTCCAAAAATCATTTTTGTTTCAATCGGTTTACGGATTTTGTCATAGTTGTCTTTTGCTGCTTGCACTGTTTTACAGTATTCGTCCCAAATCGGTTCGATTTCTTTTCTCGCCTTTTTAACTGCCGTAAAATCAACAAGTGCGAAATTTTGCGCTTTTCCGGGTAGTTTTTCTCCGATATTTAACAAGCTGTGTCCATATTCGTGCGTAATAACATATTTTATTTCATCTCCCGACGCAAATTTAACACAATACCCTTTTTTCGAAAGGTCAAAAATATGTTTCCGACCAGAATCTGTTACTTTCAGCGGGTTTATTCTCATTTCCGCACTTCCCAGCCCCCATTGATGATTTACAACGGCAAAGGCGTGTGAAAGCAAACTGTCGGTTTTGTCCATTACGGTAAGCTTTGTAAGCGGAGAATAATATCGCTTTCCAAGGTCGTCAATTGCGTCTACAATGCCAGCAGAAACATTTTTGTCAAGTTTTGAAATTTTGACGGTATCAAGAAGTGTATTATTTTCAATGTCTTGTGATTTAACCTCAACGCCGTGACCGACAAAGCGTTTTCTGTAGTCGTCCCACGCACTCCAGATGGATTTTCTGCCTCGTAGATCAATGCTTTCCTGCGCTTTTTCTTCTTCTTTTTTCCACCCCGCCCACTCTGCATAGGTCATATCTCTCACAAGAACAGATTTTCCCGTTTCAGAGTCTATGGCGCGTCTGCCGCCGCTGCTTGTGTCTTCGCCGTCAACCTCTGCAATCTGCGTGCAGCGGCAGTTATACACAAGATAGCCCGGTGCGGAAGTGTCTCCGGGGTACATTATGTCGTACCCGTCTACCTTAAACGGCTTGTCTACATCGACCGTCTGCCCATCAAGCATTGCGTGTGCGTGGCGTGTGCGGTTGTCCAGCGTTGCCAGCCAGCGTTTTTTGAGACTGATGCCCATATCCTGAGCGGCACGGTAAGTATCTAGCCGCCCCGCGTTCTGCGCTGCTGTGACCGCCGTTCGCGCCGTTCTAATGGCGCTCGTGCGGTTCATATCGCGGATGCTTTTTTGCAAGTCATCTGCCAGCCGGTAAATGCTCTTGCCCTGCAAGATGCTGCTTGTTACGTTGGCAGTAATCTGCCGTTTCCCATACGCAAGATCTATGCCGCGCTTCAACGCCCGGTCTTTTGGGTAATAGGGCATCAAACCCGGCTGTTCCACCGCCAGCCGCTTGACTGTCCGCTCATCAAACAGCGTAAAGTCCGCGCTGCTGCTGACTTGCTCAATGGTATACGCACTATAATTGCGGTTGAGCGTATAAATGCCAGGTGTTGTATCGTTTATATATGCTATTGCAACCTCGTTGGCGTTTGTATAGCGTTCTGCCATTTTATCTCGGAGTGCTATAAAGCGATTTCCGCGTCCAATCTGTGTAAGCCGCCATTGCTTGTATTGCTGTTCCGATACAGTTCCGTTTTTAACCTTTTCCAGCATATCAGCATCGCGCTTTTCAAATTTTCTGAAATACGCGGTAATGGTTTCGCTCAACTCATCTGCAGCTTGCTTGTATATGCTTGCAATGTGCTTTTCCAGCTCTGCAAGCTGCTTGTCTGTCATTCTGTGCGCATAATCAGCTCTCGGCATTGCCGGTCAGCTCCTCTTTCGTGGTCGTGCTGCGGTTGATTTCTTCCGCTGCCTTTCGCCGCATCAAGCCCTCGTACTGGTCTGCATCGCCCAGCAGCGTCAGCGCCTTTTTGGTGATGTACTCATCATCGTAGTATGCCGCCCCCAACAGCAAGGTCTGCATTTCCTCTTGTGCGTTGATAATCTTGTTGCGGGTGTATGTCGGAGTATCATCAATCCCAGCAACCGCCAAAATTCCCTTGATGCAGCGCGTCACGCAAGCCTCAAATTTGTCAGTTTTGAGGTCAAGCGGAACATAGCTTGCTTTTATTGCTGTCGCCGTTTGGTTGCTTGCAGATACAGCAGCAGAATCGAACGCTTGGAAGTCATCGTATAGGCGCTTCGTCAGCATATCAATGGTCTGCTGCGTTCCGGCGTATGGAGCTTCTATGCTCTGGGGCGTTGCTTTCGCGCCTTCATCGCCGTCTGCGTGCGCAACATGGGTTGTTTTCAGTCGCTCCACAAACTGTGCATCGTCCACTTCATCCATACCGCCGCAATTGGTCAGCACCCAGTAGATGAGGTTTCCTTCGTCCACGTTGTTGACCATATTGCTACTTGCGAGGTCAAGCGCGTCAACCGTGTTCCTGCGCCCCTGCATTTCGCTTTGTGCTTTCTTGCCGTTCCGCAGCGGCACAATCGGGAAGCCCGGGTAATTTTCTCCGGCATAGATTTCCGCTCCGTCAACTTCTGAATACTGGATTTTCAGCTTGTATGGTCGCTTCTTCCGTTGAACAGTCATATCGCTGCTGTTGGGCTTGACGTACTCTGTGTAACCGTCTATCTCATACAGAGTTGCACGCAGCGGCTTATTCTCTGCAACCTGCCAGAAACGTATTCCAGCCATAAGAGCGCCGTTTTCCTCATCATAGAGCGGCACAAACTCCTCTGCCGTGAATACCTGTGTGTGGTCAAGATTCCAAAATACGAACGCCTGCCCGCTGATAAGGGCTTCTCGCGCGGCGTCTTGCATATCCTCGTCAAAGCAAGGGCAGAGCTTTTCTTTCGTGGTCTCATTGGTGAACGAGATACCGTTCCCAAGCAAGTAGGATACTTCCTGGTCAACCACCAGCCCGAAGAACTTCGATGCAATCTTGTGGCTTGCCGTGTACATATCCCGATGTGCCCGGCCTTGAAAGTCATAGATTATCTTTTCATAGCGGTTAATTGTCGGGTTTTCGCCTGTATAATACAGCCGTGCATCCTGCGCCAGCCTGTAGCTGTTGCTGCTCTTATACTCGCGGATAGCTCTCTGAATAAACGCCATTCGCTCGCGCTCATCTTGCCCAACAGCCTGTAGGTCTTGTAGAAACTTGATACTTCCTCACCGCCTTATAAAAAAATACTTGAATATCGCTTTTCTGTGGCGTCTCCGGCCTTGTTTGCCGTGCTCTCCATTGCATAGCGCACCGCATCAATATGGTGGTTGTTAATGTCTGGATAACCTTCCAGTACTTCGCCGGTCTTGCTGTCTCGCTCGTACTCATACTCCGAGAACTCTTTCGCCGTGTCGGGGCACCGTACGGGGTCAATAACAATCGCGTCCAAGCTCTGCAGCCATTTTGTGCCGTATTGCACCGACTTTGGGCCTTTTTTTGCGGCGAATGTTTTAACGCCGTACTTGTTATAGTCCGCAATGGATTTCGGCTCTGCGCTATCTGCGCAAACCTTGTCCTCGCGGGTAAGGCCTTTGTCAAGCAGAAGCTGCGCCGTGTCACGGTTTGCAGTGCGCCGCCGCGTTAACTCATCAAAGATGTACAGCGTTCTCCGCGCCGCGTCATAGTGCATAGCATTGTATGCCCACGGGTCGGGGTACCAGCCCCAGTCAACGCCGCGCTTTATGCGGTCAAAGCTGGAAATCTGTTCATCTGTGATTTTCTCAATGCGCAGATTCTCAAATACTGCCGTGCCGCTGCCGACAACCTCGCCAAGATACTCATGCCGGTATGCTGTTTCGTTTGTGCGCTGCAAATATTCAGCATCGGCTAGGAACCGCTCTCCGAGCCATTCTGCGGGCGTTGTTTTGTAGGTGGAATGATGTATTAGCTTTCCATCGCGGGCTTTCAGGGCGTACCCGTTCGCCCAGTTTCGCGCCATTGCTGGCGGGTTGAAACTCTTAAACGTAATGAACCAATCGCCGCCGCGCAGGCAGGATTGCTCCACATTTCGGATTTGCTCTTCACCGTCAAACTGGTCAAGCTCTTCAAACCACGCAATCCCGATGTACCCGAACGGCATCTTGATTGACTTTACTTTTCCTGGGTCGTCCATACCAAAAAAAAGCACCTTTTGCCCTGTCGGCAAATAGGTGCATTCCATAGGGGAGACCGTGCAACGAAAACGGTCGTGCAAGCCAAGCTCATTGATTGCCCAGACAATCTGCGCATAAACGCTTGTGCGCAGTGTGTTGCCGACCTTGCGGAACACTGCAGCGTGGCATTGCGGATGTGCTCTCAGCTGCAAAATGACTTCAACGCCAATAAAGCTTGACTTTGTGCTGCCACGTCCGCCTTTTGCCACAAACTCTTGAACTTTACCATCCTCAATGTCCCAAAACGGCTTATAAAATGCTGGCGAAATAATATCCTTGATATGTTTATTCTCTTGGCACATCATAAATAATATTCACCGTTCCCGCGCTCTCTTGCTTCGGCTTGTCATCCCATCCAAAATTTGCCCGCAAACTGAACTGTGCGCCGCCGGAGCCGTCTTTGTCGTACAATCTTTCTTCGGCGTACTGTTCACAAAGGGTCTTTGCGCGCGTAATCGTGTCAACGAACTCTGGTTTGTTTTGGTAATTCAAAAGCGCCTGCCTTGATGTGAACCCAAGTGCAAGCGCCAATCCTGTTACAGTAGGCGGCTTTTTATCGTCATAGATTATATAGCCGTTTTTATTTCGCATCGGTTTGCCGTTATCGTATAAAAGCGGCTTTCCTTTACAGGCTTCAAAGTAGGCGTCAATCTTTTCTTGCATTGCCTTTACGCTTCTGTATTTGGGTGGTGCGCCCCCCGGATTTTTTCTTGATGCCACTTTATCACCTCGCTTTACAACACAAAAAGCCTACACAAATTGTGTGGGCTTATCTCCCCCAAAACCCCTTTGCGCCGGAGGAAAAGCGCGTTCCCGCCCTACCGGTTTATGCTGTGCCGGTCTCACCCGTTGCGGGTAGCGGGCCCGCAACGCTTTTTTTGATTCCCTGTATTGTCCGCACAGGGCTGGCGGGCGTCATTTGTATACCGCACAGCCCTGCGGTGTTCGGCGGTATTTATACCCGCGCCCCTATCCGCGGTTGAAGTTTTGTTTCGCACTTCACTGTGCGGGCAGACTTTTTCAGGCTCTCGAAGTCCCGTTGCGGTCTGCCATCGCGCCGCGCTCCTTATCGGCTTGCCGCTTTGCTTACAGCGTTTAGGTTATCTATCGCGTTTTGCCTGCGCCGGGCTTTCACCGGTGGGAGCAGCCCAGCATTATAATGACCTATGCATCACTCCCCGCAAGCAGGCAGTTATCAATCAGCCATTTGGCACGGGCGGAAGGTCTTGACCCCCTCATCTTGCGGTTTTGGAGACCGCCGTTCTGCATTGAACTACACCCGCATAAAGGCGCGTCAGTTGCGCGTGTTGCACTTTTTGTAAGCCAAAAGTAAAGCTTATTTTGATTAACTGTGTCCAAGTCGGTATCAATTAAAAATGAAATTCACTTTTTTTAATAACTTGTGCACCAGAGGCTTGCCGCGACTGTTGGTACTGCACATAGTTCTTGCACCTTTGCCGCGCCGTTGCTTCGGAACGCAGCGCCCTTGCCGTATTGACTTGTCAGGCCAAGTTTGCGGCTGGCTATGCAGCATATAAAATGCCCGTCTTTCCGGGCTGCCAGCTATAAGAATAGGAGAATTGAAATGGTAAAAAAAGAGATTTTAGCTATGCCGTAGGCTGTCCCGTTTTTACATCATCCAGCATATCTATAATAGCAGGTTAAAAGTGAACTGGAGTGCACAGATTTTCAATTGCAGCGCGGTGCAATTTTTTTGCCCATCGCTCGGAAATATTAAGATTTATCGCAATTTTCCACCAATACGGTGTGCCGACAATATACCGTTCCCGCAAAACGTCCCTCTGCATTTGGTCTTGCACAGAGTTTATTGCGGTTTCAATTTCTTCCCTTTGCATCTCGGTGTCAATAATCTGCTTGTATAGAGCTTCCTGACGCTCCATGATTCTGCAAACGGCATCCTCGATTTTATTTTTACCGCCAGCAGACACCACAACGGGGGATAATGCTTTAGTTGTCGCTGTTGCTCGTTCACGTTCGCTCTGTATCTGCTGGCGCAGCTGTCGTTCATAATTCCTGCTGCGTTGGTATCTCCATAGCCACGTTTTCTTTTGGTTGAATTCTTCTCTGGTCATTGTTTCTCCTTTCTTTCAGTTCCATGCAGCGCGGCATCGTGCAAATATCGCCATTCTTCCACTCGCATGTCGCGCAAAGATGTTTGCAGACGTATTCATCAACTATTTGCTGTTTTGTCATGGGGGTCACCTCTGGTGGTAGAAGTCATTTTAGAAGCCTCTTTATGATTCTATAACATGCAATGCCGATGCGGGTTACGACCAGCAGCGGCCAGAAAATAAGGGCAATGACGTTGTCTGCGCCGTCTACGGTGTCCATTCTGTCTGTGTGGTTGATGTACAGGACGGCGAGCAGGCCGCACAGGTCGTAAACACAGACGGCGATAACAAGGATAATTGTCATGGGGTCACCTCCGGGGGTTCGGGGAGCGGCATCCAGTGGGTGACATAAACAAAATCTGGTAAATATTCCTCGCTGAACCATACGTCTAAATCATCGTCTCTCCATGCCATATAAATGTTGTGACAAACAGAATCGTAGATAAGTACGCGTTTGTGTTTAGCTGGCGGTCTGTCTTTAACGCTTATCCATTCAGTCATCTGCGCACACCATTCTTTTGCCGCATTCCGGGCAAAAATTATAAGCAGCGAAAGAAATTGCATTACAGGCTGAACATACAACATTTGTGCTTCCGCCGCTATCGCTTATCCAATGCGCCGTAGGCCGCATGGATTCCGGGTCGATTGTCGGAATTGCTTTCAGCCATTTAGCAAAATACTTTAACTTTACAATGTCTTTAGTGCACCGAATTGCGTTATCCGATTCGCCTAATTCATCTGCTTTTTATGCAACATAATAATGTCTAATTCTATATTCTTTAAAATTGGCGCCACATCGATCAGCCGCACCGGTTCTTTCGGCTGGTTTGCGCCCGGAATAGGGCAGCCTATTGTTGTGCTCATTCTGATACCTCCTCTACACATGCCATCCCATTGCGCAGATTGAGCGATTTCGGATTGAGAATACAAGCCGGTGCGACAGCGCCGCCGATGTACGCACAGCAGTTGCACAACTTACCATCCGCGTGCACAATGAGAACGTAGCTCGCGTAGTCTGTGTTGGAACCCTTTTCACCGCAATACCACGGTGTGGCAGTCCAAATCCAGCTGTCGTAGTGTGGGATGTAGTCACGGTACTTACGGTACTCATCACAGGTTAAAATAAAAACATCGTCCATGACAGTAACCGTGTTATATGCTCTATCTCCGTTATCTGCAACAAGGTTAATTTTATGGAGGATAAGATTATCGGTGCCGAGAACTTTAACAAGACCCAAAACTTCTTTGTGAAGTAAACTCGTTCTGTAGTTATTCCAGTTTCCTTTCTCATCGGCGTACCGCTCGTCCGAACAAAACTTTACATCTTTTGCCCACGGCTTTGCCATAATAGCCAGCACGCCGCCGTCAGGGTGGTTCGTGTCAAGGCAGACCCACTCAAAATTCTTGAACATAAAGTGTTCGCCGGGGCGCAATGTTGTAATATCACTCATTGTCCGTCACCTCTGCAAGCCAGTATTCACGGAGGCATTTGGCGCAATCATTCGGGTTGCACCCTGTAAAATCCGTTCCTAAAAAAGTTATACAGTAGGATTGTGGGCACAAAAGAATCACGCCATTACGAACTTTTGCTTTCGGGAACTTCTTCAAGAACTCGCTTTGGCGTGTCTTGATGGGATGGTCTTTTGCCCATTGTTCAACGATGCTTTTAACTTTGGAAGCCTCCTCATCTTTGATGTGCAATAGTACATCACAAACACTTCCAATTTCGCTGAAATTATTATACAGAGGGCATTTTTCACACATTTCACCACTGTAACACATGCGCTTCATTGATTTGTAAAATTCAACAGCGTCCATTCTTTCTTTTCCTTTCTTTCTGTTTCACGGTGGACAATACCACCTTGTCATACCCGCGCTGCACATACATGCCGTAGGTCAGGCCGAGTGCTTCGGCTTCGCGGACACATTGTTCGATGGATTTTTTGTGTGGCATCAGTGTTGCTTCCTTTCTTGCTTTCTCGCAGGCCATTTTCGGCATGTCCTTTGGGTGGGCTTTTGGTTTCAGCGATTTGCGCCTTTCGTTTTCCCGCTTTCGGCGCTCCGCTTTCTTTACCGCTGCGCATTTATCGCAGTAGCGGACGGCAGACGAAACATTGAACAGGAGTTTCCCGCAGCTTTTGCAGGGCTTAGTTGTCATCCCTCGCATTTTTGTATCCTCTTGGCTTTATCCCCACTGGTCAGCCATTGCAGCGGCGATACCGGGGAAGGTTTTACTTCTGGCCTTTGCGGTTCTTGGGTCATTCCAACTTAAAATTTTACCCTCTTCATCTGTCGCAAAGCTTGCAGATGCCCCCACGCTATACCCGCCCGGAAGGATTTCACCCGGGTCAACTATCTTCGTTGGGGCAAGAGATGGCAGGTTTTTTAACCACAAGCATGTGGCTTTTCGGGCGTGCTCTCCGAACTGGAATGGTTGAATAATACAGTCTGGTTTCCGAAAATGACTTGACATATATCCGACAGGGTTTTCAACTGCGATTCTTTCAACGGGCGCGTTAATAAAAGACATAAAGAACGCAACAGCGTGTTCCCGCTTTTCGACTCTTTTTCTTGCCTTATCGCCGTATTTTTCAATGCTGAACCATCTGTTCCCGGCAACAGCCAAATATGTGCAGGGCGGATGCGCAATCAGCAAATCCCACCTTCCAATCTCATGCGTCACACCGTCCATCGTTGTGATTTGCCCCCCATCAACGGCCTTTAGTGCATCGCCGAGAATGTGCCATTCCGGGTGACCGCCGGACGGCTTCTGAATGTCGCACGAGTAGGCTTCGTGCCCTTTTGCACGAAAAGCCTTGCATACAGTCTGCGATTCCTCGCAGGCCACAAGAACTTTCATTGCATTGTCTCCTTTCAAAATTTGCAGAAGCCGCGCCGGTGAGCGTCACGGCGGATTTTATCCCCGCGCGTCAGGAACGGCTCGCGGGATTCTGCTTCTTCCCGGCGAGCTGCTCTTACCTTATCACAGATTGCGCGGTATTCTGCGTATTTCTTGCAGCTGCTGTGGCAGTGCTGCGTACGGTCTTTGCAGTCCTTGCAAGGGCCATTCATGTTGCGATTTCCTCCAATGTGATTTGCTCTTGCGAAAAGTCGAGCATTTTTTCTTTTGCAAGAAAATAAAACTTTCTGTCTACTTCAAATCCGTAGCTGTCGCGGCCGCATTCATAGGCGGCGCGGAGCGTAGAGCCGGAACCGGCGCAGGGGTCAATCACAACATCGCCGGGGTCTGTAAAAATTTCAATCAAGCGTTTCAGCAGGTTTACCGGCTTTTGGGTGGGATGAATTTTTGGGTATTCCTTGCCGGAATCTCGCCGCCACTCAAACCAGTTATAAACCATGTGGCCGCCGCCGTTGAATTTTGGGAGCTTGTCGCGGTAAAGCACGACGGCAAACTCAGTCGCGCCGACGATGCGCATATTGGCTTTAAGCACCTGAGCTGAGTAGTTTTTGATAAAAAACAGCGGGTAGGATTTCTTAAATCCGTACTGCTTGCCCCATTCAGCGATTTCCTGCATCTGCTCAAATGCGCAGAACACAATCATTGCCGGAGCCTTGCCGCGCTCCTTCGGCTCTTTGACAAGAAGTTTTGAGCAAAAATGCATATATTCGGCAATTTTGAAACGGCCATCGGTGTTAAAAAAGTTCTTTTTGGCAAGTTTGCTCTCTCCGTTTTTGTTATCGCCGCCGTTGTACCAGACGGGGTTACTGGCGTAGGCGTCTGCCCCGATGTTATAGGGAATATCAACAATTACAAGCTGGGCGTGGGGAATGCCATAGCACTTGTAGTTTTGAAAATTATCATGGTAAAGTTCGCAGATTGGCATCTGCTTCATCCTCCAATTCTTCGATAAAAATTTCGGTGCGGGGATTGGATTTGTCGTACCGCACGCGGGAGCCATCAACATTGTCGATGATTTTGTAGTTGTCATCGGCAAGAATCTTGGCCTTGACAAGCACATCATGGGCGGATTCCATAAGATTGGACAGATCGCAGGCGCGGCGGGTCGGCATATAGAACACGGTCATAACGCGGCAGGGGCGGTCTATCGGCGTGCGCGGCTTGGGGTTGAGATACCACATTGCGGCACCCTCGTATTTCTCATAGGCCGCGCTTGGTTTTATGAACGGTCTGCCGGTGCGGCGGTTGATAAGTATGCGCTGGGAGTTTTTCTTGCTGACTGGCGGCAGGGGGATTGTGTATTGATAGGTCATGTGTTACCCTTTTTTGTTAGAACGGCAAATCGCCGTTGTCCTCAATCTCTGCAAAATCTTCCGCGTTTCCGTTGGAGTAGCCAACATTCGGCTCACCCTGTGTGCGGGCGGCGGGGTGGGCAGAATCGGATTTTCCGCAGAAGTTGGCGTTTTGCACAACCACCTCAATCGCGGTGCGGTTCTGCCCGTTCTTGTCCTGATACTGGCGGGACTGCAGGCGGCCGTCAACGGCAATCAGCGCACCCTTGCCGAAATACTTGCAGATAAACTCTGCTGTCCTTTCCCATGCGGTGCAGGGAATCCAGTCTGTCTGGCTGTTTCCGTTGGCATCTTTGCGGCCCCGGTCGCAAGCGATGCGGAAGGTGCAGACGCTCTTGCCGGTAGTGGTCTGGCGCATTTCGGGGTCAGCGGCAAGGCGGCCTTGCAAAGCAATAATATTCAGCATGATTTATTCCTCCAATGCGGACAAGGCCCGCGTGCATTTGCTCGGCGCTGCGCTGCCAAGCTGCCGAACACCTTCTGCAAACCATCCCGGCAGCGGGATGCCGAGTTCGGTGTATCTGTCCCACGCAAGGCGCATACTCCAGTTGATTTCCGGTTTGTATGTGGCGTGCTTTGAGGCTTCATCCACCACCATTTTCAGCGAAGGTGGAAAGTCGCACTTGCGGGAAAGCTCCACAATGGCGCGTTCTGCGGACTTGTAGGGAACATCCTGCAGGGATTTCGCCCACGCCGACACCATTGCGGCGGTATCGGTGTTGCGGTTAATATTCGGCCAGTAGGTTGTCGCTACTGCCAAAAGCGTCGCTGTCTGCTGCTGGTTCATCCGTCAATCCCCCTTTCGCCATTTCCAAAAATTCCTCCTGTGCGGTCTTTCTGCGCGTGGTCTGGCCGCGTGTTGGCTGCACTTTCTGCGCCCGCGCGGATTCTTTCAGCAGGAACGCATCCCGCGTCAGAATGTTATGCTTAGCGCAGTCGTTGAGAATGGCCGCAATGTATTTCCAGCTTGGCTTGTTGTTTAGTCCGGCTTGCCGGATGGCCTCGCAAATAAGGTCAGGTTCTACCACTTGCAGCTGCGCGCGGATTTCATCAAACACAGCGCGGTTGATTGCACCGATGTTCTGCTCATAGCAGGACACGCAGCATTTTAGGTTTTCTGTTTCGGGTTCCTCGCGCGCGGTCGTTGTAGTAGTAGTAGTAATATTTTCTGTTTTCTGTTTTCTGTTTACTATGTGAGGTTTTGTTGGGTTATTTTGGGTTTCGTTGGGTTTCTCTGGGTTTTGTTGGGTTTCGTTGGCTTTTTTTGGGCGTCCACCTTTTGAGCCGTTAGACTGTTGTTTTTCGTTGTACACCTTATCCTTGTCGATTGATTCTTTCAAGACCGGCCAAAGAATCCGTTCGCTCCCGGTGAACTGTGGCTCCGTTCCGTGAAACGCATATTCCTGCGCTCCAAGTATCAGACGCCCTACTTCAACGGCACCGAGTACACCAAAGTATTTTTCAAACTCTGCCCATAATTTGATGTATGCTAGCTCAGCCATCTTTCAATCGTCCCTATAAGTAGTTCTTGTAAAAGCGTTTTCTGAAATCCTGCACTGTCCAGCCGTAGTGCTGCATAGCAATGTGCTGGGCGAGTGCATGATACTCGGCTTGCAGCTGCCCGCTGCCGTGAATCTCTGCATGGCAGGCGGGGCAGACATTGACCCACAGGCCGTATTGTTTGGATTTGCTGCGCAGAGCGCCGCCAAAGATTTCGTGGCGGGCGGTATCTCGGTATTGCTCACACTTGAAGCATTGCAGCGGCTTGTGCGCCATGATGGTGGGGGCATAGCCGTTAGAATCCAGCTTGACGCCGTATTCATTGCGTGTCGGTCGGCGCATCGTCTGTTAGTCCTTTCAACTTGGAGATTTCCTCGGGGGTCATAGTGGGGATGCCCTGCTGCTGGCATTCCTGCACGATCAGTTCAATGAGGCGGTGCATCTGGGCGCTGTCGAACTGGGACGAGCCGTACCAGCATTGCAGGTTGTAGAAAGTCCCCTGCGGGGTGGTCATTTCATCGAGCTTATGGACCTGCCAGCCCTCGCCCTTGCTCTCCCAGCCGCTTTTGAATGCCCTTGCAGCATCGGCGCGGAGGGTGACGATGGCGGAACTGCCGCCGATGTCACGTATCAAATCGCGGTAGATGTCCAGCACAGGGCGGTTGATTTTGGCGGCAAGCTGGTTCATGAGCGTCCATGCGTAAGCGTTGGCCGAGAGGCTGCGCTTTTGCGAGGCCGTGCCGATGACGGCGGCAAGGGGCTTGCCCTCGTCAATAACAGCGCGGGCTTTATCGCAGTCGGCAGGGGAACATTCCAGCGTAATTGTGTTGCCAATAACAACGGCTGTCTTGATGGCGATTTGCTGCTTCATTTCCACGCCTCTGCAATCTGCTGGCCCTGCTTCCAATCCTCTGCCGTGAAGTCCTTAGAGGGCTTGCCAATGGTTTCTGCAATGAGTTTCCACGCGTCATTTTCATCGGCGTTGTTCTTCTGGCAGTAGGCTCTGACAGCGCGCTGGCACTCAGCGCGGGCGGCAAGGCGGGCAGCGGCAGTTTCCGTTATGGTCTTATCGCTCTGCGCGCTGGCCGCTACGGTGGTCTGGTTGTGGTATTCATCGCTGTCGGGGTCTTTGGTGTCGTCAATGCAGAACAGGCCGTTCAGCGCGTATTTGCGGGCATAGCTGGATGCAGTGCCGGTGATCTGTGCGCCGTCCATGCCTTTCTTGGTTTCATCTTCGCGGGCAAGGGCGGTGGTGCTGGCGGCGTTGCCGTCCTTATCCTGCACGGTGGCGGTTGCCTTGATGTAGTACCGGCTACCGATGAGAATGACTTCATCCGAGACTGTCAGGGTGCAGCCATGCTTGGCGCAAAGAGGCTTTGCGGCCTCGAGAATGCTTTCTGCGTTGCGGTACTTATATTTACCGAACGAGTTGTAGAGGTTCTTGGGTGCTTTGAGTTCCACTTGAATGTTGGACAGGGTTTCATAGATGCTCATTAGATAGCTTCTCCTTCCGGGTCGGGGGTGGTGAGGTGGATGCGGTAGCAGGAATCTGGGCAGGTGATGTCTGCTTTTGCGATGCTGGCAAACAGGGGGATAGGGGCGGTCAGCTTAGTGCCGGCGATGGTGGCGCGGTAGGCTGCGAAGCGGTGTGAGATGGAACCACGCACCGGAACGGAGAAAGCGTCTGCCAGCGCGAAGATGTCGCGCGCTTCATATACAAGAATGTCACCGCCGAGGATGATATTAAACGGCCGTTGCCCGCACGGCTTACTGCGGATAGCTGCAGATGCAGCGAGCAGCGGGGAAAGCGTTTTGAGCAAGTCTTTCAGCTCCGGCGCGGAAAGCGGGTTGAACAAGGTTTTCATTTAGTAGTCCTCCATACAGCGGCAATCTTCCCATGGGTTGTCCTCTTGGACATCCTCACCGGGGAAGTTGCCGGGGTTATAACACATATCACAGCCGATGATTACTGCTCCGATTAAGTAGATGGCTTCACACTCCTCACCGCATACAGGGCAGCGGGGGCGGCGGGGCTCGTCAGGCGGGAAGGGGTTGTCTTGATGGCCCCAAAAGCTGGTCATTCGGGCACCTCCACAAGCTCGCCGTTTTTCAGCTTGTACCAAATATCAGGCTTGACGCTTTCACCGTCAACTTTAAAGCACTTCACATCTTTACGATGCCAGTTAAATTCCTCGTCTCTTTCCCATTCTGCAATCACAATCCAGCATCCTAAAGCGCCTTTAGCTTTACTATCAATGCCGAGCGCAGCAGCAACGCTTTCCGTGCCTGTAGCAGATGCCGCGCCCTGCGTGCCTGTAGCAGATGCCGCGCCCTGCTTGCCTGTAGCAGATGCCGCGCCCCGCTCGCCTGTAGCAGATGCCGCGCCCTGCGTGCCTGTAGCAGATGCCGCGCCCTGCTTGCCTGTAGCAGATGCCGCGCCCTGCGTGCCTGTAGCAGATGCCGCGCCCTGCGTGCCTGTAGCAGATGCCGCGCCCCGCTCGCCTGTAGCAGATGCCGCGCCCTGCGTGCCTGTAGCAGATGCCGCGCCCCGCGTGCCTGTAGCAGATGCCGCGCCCTGATCGCCTGTAGCAGATGCCGCGCCCCGCAAGCCTGTAGCAGATGCCGCGCCCTGCTCGCCTGTAGCAGATGCCGCGCCCCGCTCGCCTGTAGCAGATGCCGCGCCCTGCCAGCTTGTAGCAGATGCCGCGCCCTGCGTGCCTGTAGCAGATGCCGCGCCCCGCTCGCCTGTAGCAGATGCCGCGCCCTGCCAGCCTGTAGCAGATGCCGCGCCCCGCAAGCCTGTAGCATGTTCGGAGTTTTCCGAGATGGCTTTCTCCATCGTGTACTCAACGGCAGCTTTTACAAGCCCAGCAATGCCGATTTCTGCTTTCACAGCAATCTTTCTGCCGCAGCACTTGCTATCTTCGTTGCTTTTTTTATCGCTCACATCGTCCAAATCCACCTCACAGTAGCGGCTCATATCACCGGGGGCGTAGTATCCAAATACATCCAGCGGGTACTCGCAAGCGTGGAAGCCTTTCTCGCACAGTTCTGCAGTGGGTTCCTCGTAGGCCTTGCCGAGTTCGTACTGGAAATCACGGCATTTCAGGTCTTTGTCAAAGCCTTTATACATTTTCATGAATGTTTTCCTCCTTCTTGAGAATCAGCCCGCACAGGGCGTTGAGCGCCAGCGTATAGCAGACGATGCCGGGCACATTCAGTGAGCCAAGCGCAGCCAGCAGCAGCACCAAATCTGCGGTGATTGCCAGCTTGACGGCGGCGCGGGTAAGTGATAGAATACAGTTAGAGCTTTTTGCGATGCTCTGTTTTTTTGCCGTTCCGGTGGTGGTGCACCGGGGCGGCGTTTTTGTTTTGGTCATCATTCTTTGATTTCCTCCCATTCAAAGCGGCCTTTGCCGCTGTTTCGCCACTGACCCAGCCCGCGCAGGACGCCATAATCAAGGCATTCGCGCACCATATCTTCCAGCTTCGGGTCAAGGCACTGAATTTCAAATTCCGCCGTTGACCATGCCGGGACGCTCTCGCTCTTGGCGATGCTCACGCGCTCGCCCATCGGGGTCTGTGCACGCAGGGGACGTTCACAGAAATCCAGCTTCATGCCGTGAAGGTCGTAGGGGATTTCACGCGGGAAAACGAAAATCTGGCCGTCAATCGCCTGTTTGTAAGCCTTGATTGCGGCACAGGCCTTGCCGCCCGGATAGCCCGACTTGCCAGCCTTAGCAAGCATCTTGCAGGAATCTTTGAAAAATCCCTTAACTTGATAGTCGTACAGGAACGGCTTACCATCGGCGGTTTTGGGGAAAACGGTGATTCTGTCCTCTGCGTTCTGCGCCTTGATGTTGGCAATTTCTTCAGCGGTCAGGTCATCGGTCGGGGCCTTGCTGGAAATATAGGTTGCCAGCAGTTCCTCGTTGCTGGGTGAAGAACCGAGAACGTCCTCGGTGAGGGTGATTTTAACTTTCATCGTTGGATTCTCCTTTTTTAAATAATCGGTTGCTATGCGGTGCGAGTGATTTCGGAGCCGTTGCGTGTCAAGTCGCAACTATGCCTTTGCTCTGCTATGCCGCGCAATGCCATTTCTAAGCTGACTGTGCCATGCCGTTGCCCTGCAAAACCTTGCTCTTCCGTTGCGATTTGATTCGTTGCGGTGCATTGCCATTGCATATCCAACTCAGCAGTTCCATTGTGGTGCTTCGCTTTGCGCTGCCTTGCCATTCCATTGCGGCGCCTGACCCAGCCTCACTAATGCTGTGCCAATCAAATCAAAACTAAGCCGTTCCTATACGTATCATCTCTAATGCGTTGCAAAACACGGCTTTTCCGTTGCGATTCATGTCGTTATTATGCCGTAGCCACGCTAACCCTGCCTATGCTTATCCAACTCAGCAGTTCCGTTGCCACGCGATGCATCTCCATGCCATTGCCTTGCTTGGCGTTGCCTTTCATTTCAAATGCGTTGCCCGGCTATGCCCAGCTAAGCCGCTGCTACACAAGGATTTCGCGCAGCTCGGCAAGAACGCTGTCGATGCGTTCTTCCCGGGTGGGTTCGTGCGGTTTGCCGGGTTTGACGCGCCCGGAGGGGAAGTAGGTTGCAAACTCGTCCAGCGAGATGTCAAGCATCTGGCAGACGGTGCAGACCTCCGGCCAGCGCCAATCATTAGCGCCGTTGATGCGATTTGACATCTGAGTGCTGGACAAGCCGCACGCATCTGCAAGGCGCTGTTTGTTGTAGCCCTTGCTTTTGATAAGAGCTGTAAAAGCAAGGTTTGTCATGGTGGTTACTCCTTTCTTTCCGCGATCAGCTCACTTACAGCCGCCTCCATCTTTTTCTGAATGTCAGGCGGTTTGCGCTTGCTGTTCAGAATCAAACAGATATAAGGCTTGCCGTAACCGAGCTTTTTTGCTACATCTTCATAAGAAATGTCGTTGTTGTGCATTTTACCAATCAAACGGCCAGTCCACGCTTCGGGCATTTTTTCACCTCCACTATAAAATGTAGTTGCAAAAGTTTACAAAGTATGCTATATTGTAGTTGTCAGATACATAAAAGCATTAAGCACGGGCAAGAGGTTGCCGGGGCTTTGTTTGTTGCAAACTTTTTAAACCGTGATTATAGTATACAGCAAACTTTTTAAACCGTCAACCCTCCTGTGCGAACTTTTTAAACTTTAGCATTTTGCACAAATTGGAGGTATTGTTTTTGTGTTTTACGACAAGTTTGTGAACCTTTGTGCTTCCATCGGGAAAAAGCCTACACCGGTAGCTCAAGAATTAGGGATTAGTAAAGGTACAGTTGCGAGTTGGAAAAGGAGGGGGAATGATCCAACCGACGCATATTTGGTAATGATCGCAAATTACTTTGGCATTACGGTAGAAGAATTATTAAAAGAATCCGAAAACAAAAAAAAGCCCACCGCACAAGGCGATGGGCTAATATCGGGATTGCCGCAAGATGTACAAGAAATCATTTCACTTTGTCAAGCGAACCCTCAGCTTGCAAGCGCGCTATTAAGTCTTGCGCAGCAGCTACAAAATCGGTCATCTGATCAGGCGTAAATTCTGAAATAATTTTAATAAGTTTCTCTGTGTCCGTCATTTCTGATTCCTCCCAAAAATGTAAAGGTGATTGTACTATGAAAAAACAAAACGGATGCCTAATTTTGATTGTTGTCTTTTTACTCCTTCCTGTTTTGCCGTATGCGTTGCCGCTTTTGCTCTTGGCTTGGCTGTCTCTAAAATTGTACACTCATTTGTACTTCAAAAGTGAAAAGTTCCTTGCCGTAAAGCAAAAGTTGGCGAATCACACAAAAGAGTGCAACGAACTTAACGAGCATATAGAAGAATTAAAATCCTCTGCCCTTGTGGTAAATCGCACAGATTACGGAGAGGCAAATTATCACGATGACAGCAGTTGGAAAGTAAACCGAACTGGGATGCAAAAAAGCTATAAGCCTACTGTTTACCAGTGTTCCCGCACAGTGTGCGACAACGCCAGCAGAGAGCCTTTTAAGTACATCTGTAAATACTTTGGCATAAAGGCAGAAGAACAGACGTTGGAAAAGTTTGAAACGATGCTGAATGACTTTTCTGCCGTTGAGGACGGCAAAAAGATGCTGATGCAGCAGCTGCAAGAAATCTTGGACAGTGTTGATTCCGAAATTCCGAATTATATAAAAAAGCATTGCAAGGAAAAACTTGTTGCAAACTTGGGATTTGAAAAGGTGGATTTGGGAACCCTGTATTTCCCCCGCTACGTTTTCCAGTACACAAGCCCCAGCGGAAATACAGGGACGCACTACGACGTTGTAATGGATATCGACAACTTAAACCGATTCGTCGTGTATCTTTCCGAAAAAATCAAATTTAACAAAAGCGCCGCAGGGCAACGTGCCCTTATGACAAGCAAGCTACGCGATCACATTAAGCAGCGCGATCACTACACATGCCGTTTTTGCGGTGCATCTGTTTCCAATGAGCCACACCTGCTTTTGGAAATCGACCATATTATCCCGGTGTCTAAAGGCGGAATGACTACAGAGGATAACTTGCAAACACTCTGTTGGAAATGCAACCGTAGCAAAGGAAGTAAAATGGCTGTTTAGGTGTATTTTACACAACTTGCAGTTGTATTTCAACAGCTTCACAAAAATACTCATTTGTCAAGTCTTAGCTGTCCTATATATTGGATTTCCAGCACTTGACAACAACTTTTTTGGTCGTTTGCGCCCATGATGGGACGGCGGCTTGTTTACCAGCCTTTCCATTTGTCTGCCCCCTTTGACCAAAATTGTACTGCATTCACAATATGTTTTTTGTCGGAGGATGTAAATAACCAAAAAAGAAACTACAATACACGACTGATTGTTGGCATTTGCATTGGGTCTGTCTGGTTTATCCGATATTAAAAAAAGCCCCTGCCGGTGTTCGTACCACCGACAAGGGCAAGAGCCGTCAACATAAAAAGTTGACGGCATTATTATAACACACAAAAAAAGGAGCCGCAATATGAAAAGAACAAATACAGCGAGATGGATTGAATCTGCCCAGCGCTGGCAGATAAACGTGCAGAAAGACGGCGTGCGCAAAACCTTTACCAGCGCCAAGCCGGGGCGTACAGGCCAGCGGGAAGCCAACAAAAAAGCAGATGAATGGTTGGATCAAGGCGTAAAGACGGAACGCATTAAGGTCTCTGACGCATGGGAACGGTTGTTACAGCAAAAAAAACTTGTTTCTGATGCAGAATATAAAAACATGGCATCGTTTGGCCGCGCTCATTTGCTGCCAGCCATCGGAAACAAGTTAATAAAATCCGTTACGGAACAGGATTTTCAACAAATTATAGATTATGCATTTCGCCATCCACAGGGAATGAGCAAAGAGCCATTATCCAAAAAGACGTTACAGAACTATTCCAATTACTGCAAGCAGTTTGCGAATTTTTGCCGAAAATCAAAATGGACAACGCTTGAGCTTGATGAGTTACAGATCCCGGCAGCGTCCAGAAAAAAAGGAAAGAACGTGCTGACAGTTGAAGCGCTGAACACGCTGTTAAAAGTAGATACGACCATCATGCGCGGAAAATCTGTGCATGATGAATACATAAATTATTATAGGTTCCAAGTGCTAACAGGCATGCGGCCCGGCGAAATGCGGGGACTGCGATGGGAAGACGTTGACGGGAATTTGTGCAGGTTGAAGCAGGCTATCAATGCGCACGGGCAAATCACGCAGGGAAAAAACGAAAACGCATTGCGCACGGTAGTGCTATCCAGACGCGCAGTGGACGTGCTGGAAGCTCAGAAAGCCGTGACTGGAAAGCAGACGTACATCTTCCCCATGGCATCCATGCACACCTACTATCACCGCTGGCAGCGCTATCAGCGCTCTAATGACATGCCGCAGCTGAGTCTTTACGAACTGCGCCACACGTTTGTGAGTATTGCAAAGGAGTTGCCGACTGGCGAGTTAAAGCAGCTAGTCGGGCATAGCGAGGATATGGACACATACGGCACATACTCTCACTACATCGCTGGAGATGACGAACGGACAGCCAAAAACCTACAAGAAATCTTTGATAGATTGGTGGACTAAAAAGTACACACTAAAAGTACACACTTTTTTTCTTAAATGTATGAAATAATAGAAAAAGTATGTGACAAAGCAAAAAATATAGCAATATACCGCTATATTTTTAATCACTAAAAGCATTGTGTATAGTTCGAGTCCTGTCACCTCGATACCAGAAAACCGCCTAGAAATGTTTGTTTCTAGGCGGCTTTTTTCTATTGTACCGCAAACTATACCGCACATCTGACTGCCCTGGCGGGTCAGATACCCCCCATACAGAAAAAAGGGTGTATGCCAGAGCTTTCAACTCGTATGGGTTCCTGACTTTACGGAAATCTACCGTTTTTCACATGAGGGTGTAGTCCGACAACGCAAAGGTGTGCAGATGCTTTGTTTTCCTCTGGCCCGCCGGAGAGCATCAGCTCTCCGTGTTGCTTTGCTGGCCATTGTACATCACCTTTTCAATGGCCAGAATCCATGTCAGTGCCTTGCGCAGGAACTTTTCATCCGGGTTACGGCGCAGGATGTAGTAGATTTCGCAGACAATAGCAAATGCTTCATCCGCCCAAAAATCATTTTTTAATTCGGTTTTCTTCATGTAATTGGACACGAACGTACAAATAAGTTTGGCTTGCTTTTCGTTGGCGCTTTCCAGACAGGTAACAATAGCTTGTACATAATGACTCTTGCTCATGCTGTATCCTCCTTTTCAATGTTTTACAAAAATTGTTGCAAGCTGCTTTCCAACAACGGCCTGCTGCCACAACCAGTAGAGATCAACCGCCGCTTCGACGGTTTCACCCTTATGTATGCCCGTGACGGTAAAGCCGTTGCGTTCAAACTGCTGGCTGATATAGCCCGCCGGGCGCAGATTCAGCCTGTGCAGGGCGCTGATCCTGCCGCCATCCAGCACTACCGTCTGGATGTGAACGGTCCTCGGTTTTGGTTCGCGCTGGTCAATGTACTCCACCGCGTAGGCCGTTAGATTGATTGCCTTTTCAAACTCCATTTGCATTTGTCCTCCGTATCGGTTATACTGAGGGCGGTAAATCCGCGTGTGTCAAACGCTTTACCGCCTGCCGCTTTGGGTGTTGGTCGCACCTAAGGCGGCTTTTGTTTTGGGGTGGGTATCCGCCGGGGCTGGCGTGTCCAGTGTGGACACACTGCCAGTAGGGGCGCATTTTTTTGCGGGGGTGGCGACAATTTTGTCGGGGTGGACATTCAGCCCAGAGAAAAGCATTTCAGAAAAAAAGAACATAGCTGCAAGACAAAGGCATCCCACTTCTGTTCTTATATTTCTTTCAGGTGCATCCAAAACGACATCATTTTTTATAAATAAATGCATAGTATCGTAAAATCCAAGGGTATGCCCCCGGCATTTGTTCCTTTTCCTCTCCTTTCTCCCCTGCACCCCTCTTTTCTCTTCTTATCTTCTTGCTTCTCTTCTTTTCTTTTCTCTTCTGTAAGCCACCCTATAGGGTGGTATAGGGGGGGCTATCCGTTTTTCTTCTCCCAGCGGGTATTTGCACCATTACGGCCATAGGAAACCGCTTCTTCGTACGCCTGCTTTGATTCGTCGATGTAGGGGCGTATCACGGAAAAGACCGAAAATGCACCTTGCGTCAGTGTCAGTTCGTCAACATCCTCCCCGCTAAAATATTGAAATGCTGCTTTCAGGCCCTTTCCCGCATCGGCGTCTGATACGCTTTCTATAACAGGCCGCTGAAATTCAAACATCTTCCACCATGTCGGGCCTTTTTTCTTTCTCATCATCAAACGGCCCTTTTGTGGTCAAAGAAATACTTGCCGTATTCCTCCGGCGAGATGCCCAGCGCGGCGGCGATCTTCTCGATCTGCCATGTATCGAAGGGCTGTGCGCCGGTCATGCGGGCGGTCATCGTGCTGGACGCCATCCCAGCGGCGCGGGCGACCTCATTTTGCGACATTTCGCACTGCGCAAAACGAACGCGCAGGTTATAAAATGGCTTGTACATGCTCTCTCCCTCCTTTATGGCCTGTAAGCCCGCTCAACCGCTGCAGCCAGAGAGACGGCCTGCTCCTGCGCCCCGTTGGAGCATTGCCGGGCATAATCGCGCAGGGCCCGCACGATCAACTGCTTTTCGTATTCAGTAGCGTAGATCACCATCAGACCTTCACCTCTTTCAGTTTCTCTGTAAACTCCTGCTGCAGACGGGCTTGCACGGCCACGACCTGCCGCAGCTCGGTAATGCTGCCATCCGCAACGCCGGCGCGGACGCAATCAGCAACAGCGGCCCGAAGCGCTGCATTTAAGCTGCCATAATACTTAGCGTTTGCCAGCATCGTACTTTTCCCACCGCGGATCGGCTCGCCGACTGCGTATTGCAGCGAATCCGCTGTAATGGCTACTTCATCGGACAAAACAATCATGCTTCTAAACTCCTTTGTGTTTGAATCCCCGTCAGCGCCTGAAAATCGGCAGTAGCGGCGGTTTTGACGGGTGGGGGTATATCCCAGTATACCCGGCGGGTACAGTGCCCCCAAATATGCATATTTTAGCCCCCTTCCTGGATGATTTCCTCCGGCTCACAGTTCAGGGCGCGGGCAATGCGTACAACGGTAATTGCCTTGCAGCTGCCCCGGCGGCGAATCGTGTTGAAGTTCTGGTTGGTCATTTCCATGGCCTGCGCCAGCTCCGTGACGGTCATACCGCGCTTTGCCGCTAATAGCTCGATTTTCTGCGTGTTGATTTTCATTTGTGGTTCACCTCTTTCGCGTTTCATTTTGAATCTATTATATAGTTTCGTTTTGAATCTGTCAACATTTATAATGTGATTCGTATTGAATAATTTTATTCTTGTGGTAAAATAATACAAAAGACTAAATGGAGGGGCCAATGGAAAAACAAACAAAAGTCGTTCGTACAATTGGCGATGCCATCAAAGATATGCGTGTGTTTTCAGAATTAACGCAGGCAGAACTAGCAAAGCGGGTAGGCTTATCAACTATAACCATTCGGCAATATGAGAGCGGCGTTAGAGAGCCACGGTTTTCAACCCTGCAACAATTAGCCAAAGCCATGAATTGCAATGTAGTTGACATATTGCCATCGCCCAACGAAAATGCGCCCTATTTTCGGAAAATACAGGAAAATCTATCGCCAAAAGAGCTTATTGATATTCAAGAATGGGATTTGGAACAAAACCCAGAGTATAGAAAAGAACAAATCATTTTGCGGCTGTTTCGAATGTTAAACGACTCTGGTAAACAAACGGCAATTTGGCGAATAGAAGAACTAACGCAGATTCCAAAGTACCAAAAAGAAAATATCAATAATTTAAACGACGCCCAAGCCGCCGACCCCAATACCAAATAATCCGCGTGTCCACCCCGGACACATTCTCCCCCAACGCCCCGGCGGGGCACTATCTGCACATAAGGAGTTGACACCATGGCAGACATCGAAAAATACAGCGAGGCCACTTTCGAGAACATCAGGCACACCAACGAATACGGTCAAGAGTTCTGGTATGCGCGGGAGCTGCAGCAGGCTCTTGAATATAGCCAGTGGCGGCGCTTTGAAGAAACCATTGAGCGCGCGAAAACCGCCTGTCTGCAAAGCGAGAACAGCATTGAAGACCATTTTGCCAACGTCGGCAAAATGGTTTCCATCGGCTCCGGTGCGCAGCGTGAGATCGACGACATCATGCTCTCCCGCTATGCCTGCTACTTAATTGTGATGAACGGCGATCCGCGCAAGCAGATCATAGCCGTGGGGCAAACCTACTTTGCCGTAAAGACGCGCCAACAGGAGTTAGTAGACAACTACGACCAGCTGACAGAGGATCAGAAGCGCCTCGCCATCCGCGACGAGATCAAGCGGCACAATAAGTCCCTGGCCGAGGCTGCGCAGATGGCCGGGGTTGAGACCTCGCTCGACTATGCTACCTTCCAGAATTACGGCTACATGGGCCTGTACGGAGGGCTGAAAGCGCAGGACATCAAGCGCCGCAAGGGCTTGAAGAAAAGCCAAGACATACTTGACCACATGGGCAGTACGGAACTTGCAGCTAACCTCTTCCGCGCCACACAGACAGACGAAAAGCTCCGCCGGGAGAATGTGCAGGGCAAGGACGCCGCCAACCGCACACATTACGAGGTCGGGGCCAAGGTACGGCAGACTATCGCCGAGCTGGGCGGCACAATGCCGGAGGATCTCCCGACGCCGGAGAAGAGCGTCAAGCAGCTTGCCCGGGAGCAAGAGAAACAACTGAAAAAGTGATTCCCTACGCCCCGGCGGGTGTATATATAATTCGTCGATTTAAACCGCTAAATTATATAAAGCAAAAATGGCTGTGCCGGATGATTGAAAGCCTATAAACAGAAAAAACCGCCCCCGGCGGCAACCGGGAACGGTTTTGAATAGATGCTCACCCCAAAAGAGGAATAAGCCCCCAAGCACGCTTATTATACCTCTTTCGGGTGGGCTTGTCAAAGTGTACCCAGCGTGTCCACATTGGACACATCCCCACCGGGCACACCGGCCCTAAATTTTAATAGCAAGGTGATTCTATGAAGATTTATACTTTAATCGGCGGTGTCAACGGCGCAGGCAAGTCAAGCCTTACCGGATCCTTGCGGGCCGAGCGGTCAGACCTCGGCCAGATCGTTGACCCGGACGCTTTAACGGCCCGCTGCGGCGGCGATGAATACGAGGGCGGCAAGCTGGCCGTTGACCGCATCGAGACAGCGCTTGCCGGCGGCGTGAATTTTACGCAAGAAACAACGCTTTCCGGCGGCTATCCAAAGCGCCTGTGCCGCCGAGCAAAGGAAGCCGGGTATTATATCCGCCTGTACTATGTCGGCCTTGACACAGCAGAAGAAAGCCTCCGCCGCATCAAAAACCGCGTAGAGCGCGGCGGGCATGACATACCGGCCAAGGATGTACAAGACCGCTTTGCGCATCGCTTCACCGATGTTGCAAAGGTGCTGCCATACTGTGACGAAGCAAAGTTTTTTGACAATAACAACGGCTTTGTGTTGGTGGCCGAATACCGCAATGGGCAGCTTTTGCCGGTCGGCAATTACCGCCCGCAATGGCTCTGCCAGCTGATCGAGAGCCTATAAACAGAAAAAACCGCCCCCGGCGGCAACCGGGAACGGTTTTGAATAGATGCTCACCCCAAAAGAGGAATAAGCCCCCAAACACGCTTATTATACCTCTTTCGGGTGGGCTTGTCAAAGTGTACCCAAGGAGGTTTTATTTTATGGGTAAACGTACAAATACGGCCCGCTGGACGGGCAAGATGTGGCGCATCGATGTCCAGCACGACGGCCAGCGCAAGAGCTTTTACAGCGGCAAGCCGGGCCGCACCGGTCAGCGGGAGGCCAACGCCAAGGCAGACGCATGGCTGGACGATGGCATAAACCCGCGCGGGGAGCATGTGGCCGCCCTGTACCCGCGGTGGTTTGCCACAATGCAGGAGACGACCAGCGCGGGCAACTGTCGCAACATTGCAAGCCGCTGGAAAATCTGGATTTTGCCGATGATCGGCAACAAGCGCATTACCTCATTGACCGAACAAGACATGCAAGAGGTTATAAACAAATCCTATGCAGCGGGCAAGAGCAAGAAAACTTTGAAAAGCCTATGCGCGGATATGCAGGCCTTCTTCAAGTACTGCCGCCTGTGCAAGTTGTCCACATTCAACCCGGAGGCGCTGCATATTCCCGCCGGGGCACGGTACAAGGGCAAACAGGTCTTGCAGCCCGCCGACCTCGTGAAGCTGTTCAACACCGGCACGACCACATACCGGGGCCAGACTGTGCCCGATGAATACATCAACGCATACCGCTTTCAAGTCTTGACCGGTTTGCGCCCAGGCGAGGTAATCGGGCTTGACTGGGCAGACATCCGCGGCAACACCGTCCACATCTGCCGATCAGTCAATATCAAGGGCGAACAGACGCGCGGCAAGAACGAAAACGCGGTGCGGTCCTTCACTGTGTCCGCACTGGCCCGGCGGGTGCTGGACGATCAGCGGGAGATCACCGGCGGCGTCGGCAGTGTGTTTCGCATTGCCAGCGAGCCACACTATTACCGCCGCTGGAAAGCCTACTGCACCGCCAACGGCTTGACGCCTTGCAGCTTGTACGAGCTGCGCCACACGTTTGTGTCGGTTGTCAAGACGCTGCCTGCCGGGGAGGTCAAAGACCTTGTGGGCCACAGCGAGGACATGGACACTTTCGGCGTGTACGCGCACACTCTCGCCGGTGATGCAGAAAACACCGCGCGGGCCGTCAACGGCGTGTTCCTGCGCGTGCTGAAAAACGCCTGAATCGTACCGCATTTTTTACCGCACTTTTGATTTTTACAGCGCCCCGCATCACTCGCCCGCAAGAGCGAAACAACGCGCGGACGCTGTTATTTTATGCGTATGCGGATACGGTTTTCTTGCAAGATGACAGCTTGGGACGGTTCGAGTCCTGTCACCTCGATTGTAAGAGTGTGCGCTTACAATGTAGGCTATATCTGTAAACCGCGAAAAAACGGTGCTGTGTCGGAATTCCCGAAGCAGCTCCTATGGTTTCCGGATGGTCGAAGATGGCGCTTCACACTCCAATGCCCGTTTTGCATGAAAATGCAGAGCGGGCGTTTTTATTTGCATGGCAGAAAAGCCGTTTTTGCCTCTTCCCTGTGCAGTATTTCCTGTTGTGTTTTCCCTGCAAAAAAGCTATAATAATTTCAAATTTTTCTTTTTTCGGGAGGGCTT